GCAACATTTCTTGGTGTGTCATCAGTATAGGGGTCATACTGCATAAGCATTGAGGGTGCCAACCTACAAACTTAAAATACTTGGGGTATTTTCCCTTTAATGCTTCACAGGTTTTGCAGGGATAAGGGTTGTTGCTTCTCTTGATTTCATAGCCAACCACAAAAGGCATAGATTCCCATCTTTCAATATCTGCAGTTTTGTAGGCTATGTTTATCTCTGTTCTTGTTAACCGTAAAGCGTTCTTTTTGCTGCTTCTATATACTCCTGTGCCCGGCGAATATTCTTTAGCGGCTTTTGACAAGGTTGTTTTATTATTTTGGTCTTTTACTTTCCTAAATAGTTTGTCTGGTTCATTTAAATATTTTTTTATTTCAGAGCTGAGTGAATGTGCAGATTTTCCATCTCTTAAACACGCATCAATACATAACTCCAACTCTTTCCTGTGTTGAGTTGTTAAATTCCATACTCTATTAGATAAATTCAGCCCATTTCTTTTGCGTTCAAAAAAAGCGTGTAAAGGGGCTTCATTACGTTTATAGTATTTAGTGTTATTTTTAAGTATTTTTATTTTATTTACTAATTCGTCATTTTTTTTATTTGATAAATTCCACTCGTTGGTAATTGATTTTTTTAAATGAAAATATAATTCAGAATACATATTCCTTGTTATTACTTTTGCTTTTTTTGCTAATAGAGCATAATTGTAAAAAGAAAATGCTTTTTCATTAAGAATGATCTTATGTATTAATACTAACTCTATTAGCAATAACGTATACTTATCATACGTATTTTCAATTTGATAGCAATATTCATTTAGTCTGTCAAACTCATTTTCAGTAGCCATTTTTAATATCCGCTTTCAAATATATTTACCGCCCTCTCTTTTTCTGTTCGTTCTTCTTTTTCTATTTTAATTTTTTCTAATTCTTCCGATGCGTTAGCTACGTACGGATTCAAAGAAACGGCGCTTTGTTGTGAAATTATTTCATTTTGTTTTGCATCAATTAAATCGTTTAGTAAAATGGAAATATCTTCATCAAACGGCTCCTGGAACTCGTGAGAAATGACTAGTGCTTTACATTCGTCTTTTAAGCTGACATCTAGAATATTAGAAATAATAGCAATTATTAAGCTCGAAAATCTATCCAACATAGCTCCATATATTTCTTTATTCATATCGGCCTTTATTTTCGCCAAAACCATTAATTGCTTTAAAGCTTTACCCGACATAGCACTAGTACCTTTAATATTTTCATAATCTATGCTTGGCGTAAATGATCCTCTAAGGATATGTTTATCCAAAAAGTCCATTTCATATTTTTTGCCCTCAGGTAAAGAGTCATAGGTTAAATAACTGGCACCTGCGTCTCCCGTTAATTTTAATACTTTTCCTTGTTCGTCTTTTTCGGGCAAAGAAACTATTTTATCCGTGTATATTTTGAGCATTGGGGATGAAAAATAGTCATTCGTGTCGGCGTTAGTTGAAGCTAACCATTCTTGCCTTTCAATTAATGAATTTACGTCACCAAATTCAGTGTTTTGCTGAAACAAAATTACTGGGATCTTTTCCGCTAAATTGATTTCTATATTTATATCCCAACCTAAATTAGATTTTACGCATCTGTAAATAGTTTCTTTCGTGTATATATCGCAATGTTGTTTAATTTCATTGTTAATTTTTAAATTATACACTCTAGCGAAGCTTAATAGTCTTCCAAATTGATCTTTTGAATAATAAATATCATCACCTAATGATTTAGCTAAAGGTTTGGCTATTAAATCTGTGTATCCTTTCTTATCTTTTTCCCAATGAATTAATAAAGCGCTTTCAGATTCTGCCCCCGCGATTCTCTTACATTCTCTTATAATGTAGTTAAACCTGATTTTTTTTAATATTTCCATAAACTTTTGAAAGGCAGCCTCCGTGTTCTGGGACGTCTGCATCCACTTAACGGGATTCCCGAACAACATCACTAAAGATATCTCGTTAATATATTTAGGGTAATTTATGGGCAACTTCCATTGTTTTTTTATTCCCGTCCTCTGTCCTTTCTCATTTGTTAATATTTTATCCTCTCTATTGTTTATAATATGGGTGCTTACATTGTATTTTTTAATATTGTTTGAAGCATATTCGCTATTATTTTCCATCGTCGATAAAACCCCGTTTACATCTTTATCGGCTAGCAATTCATCAAATGTTTTATAGATCTCCATTATCAATTATTTTATCATATATTATACTAAATAAATCCGAATACTTCTTTAGATATATTATCAAATATTCCAGTATCTCGATATTCAAAATACATCCGCATTGTGAAACAGTCCAACCAATCTGGCGAATGACCGATAGTATCTTTTATTTCTTCTTTTGGTTTAACTTCAAGTTTTCCATCTCCGTCAACTTTCCAAGTTTGCAGATTAGCCAATTCGAGAATGATATTTTCTTTTTCACTCTCGCTAATGTCGGCATCAAACCCTATTTCATTATTATTTATTTTTTCCGCTAATTTATAGGCACACTGTGTTTTTAAATTTTTATAATTCTCCTCGTTAAATGGCTTTGAATTATTTTTGAACCCTATTACACCACAATTATCAACAACCCCTCCCCCAACTCCGTCTTCATCTACTAATACTCTATAGTTAGGTATTTTATATACCTGCTGTAAATGTTTTATATTCATTTGTATCTCCGTTAATTTTGAAGTCCCAAATTGATTGTGGTATATAATTACATACCCATTCCATACGGTTATTCTTGCGACGTCGGATCCAAACCGGGCGACATCACAAACTATATAATATTTTTCGTTTTTAATCGACAATGTATTATTGAAAATTTGAACTATTGATTCATAAGTACACAGAGCATTAGGGTTGTCTTCATAATCCCAATTACCTTTTAATAATCTCTCTATTAATACTACATTATTAGAGGTTTTAAGGTTATTAATGTATCCTGAGTCTATAAAAGGGTTTTCAGTAACCAGACAAGGTAGAAAAGACGCGTAGTCAGGTAATGTGTTTTTTACAAATGGTTTATAAAATTTATTATAAAGCCAATTCTTTTTGGGGTTACAAGTGATAAATATTTTTCCTACTAAATTATATTTATCATTCATCCATCTGTTTATCCTGGTTTTAAGGATGTCGTAGGCGCCTACATTAATTTGACCGGCTTCTTCTATCCAGCCTCCTGTATATTCTTTAGAGCCAAATCTTTCATATAAAGGATCTTTCGGCAAAAATTGTAGTTTTAAAAAATCAATTCTACTGCCATTTATGAATTCTATATAGTTATACTTCTCATTTATTTTAAAATAATCCTTATCTACGCTATATTGTTTAAAAACCCTTCCGAAAGTTTGCCATGTGGATGTCATTATATCTACTAATGTTTCTCGTCCGACAAACCACTTGGTACCGGGGTACAGTAAACACATAAAAGTTAAATAGGTGCACCCTGTCCAGCTTTTCGCTCCCCCTGCAGCTCCACCATATACAACATCTGAATGATGGGGGTCTGTAAGCAATTTTAAGCACTCTTCTTGCTTTAGATGACTTTTGTTTTCTCTTTCAATTATAAAGCTGAAATTATGTCGCTTAAACAACTCAATACGGGTAGTCAATAAAGGATTATAAGAATATGGATTAAGCATTTGTTTAGTGGTCATTTTGCCCTTCACGAAGCATCTTTTCTACTTCTTTTAATTTTTCAGTCGATATTTTTGAAAGATCAAAGGCTTTAAATAAATCTTCACCATCTTTCCCAATATGTTCGTTATATTGTTTGTTTTTCCAATTTTCCGAATCTTGGTTTGTCAAAGTAAATATTATCGCTGCGGTATCAGGTTGAATGTGTTTTCTAGTTATTGTTTGTTCTTCAGAATTTTTTCTTTTAACAATTTTCGTTTCTTCGACAACGTATCCTTGTATTTTTTTTAATAAAGATTTCTCCGCTTCGTTAGCGAACATTTTATATCTTTCTTTCCTTGCCTTTTTAACTTGCTCTAAAAACTCGGGTTTTGAATTTTGCCATTCAAAAAAAGTGCATTCAGCAATACCTACTCTTTTACAAATCTCGGAAATAGTATAGCTATCAGATTTCAATAAATTAGTAATCTCTTCTACTATATCTTTGCTATACTTTGCCATATCAATAATATTTAAATTCAAATTAGTTTTGAATTATGCTTTAGTATTTTTAAAATTTCGTTTTCAACTTGTATGTATTTCTTTATAAAATTTTTATCATATTTAATATCCTCATTGAATTTCTTAATGAAATAATATATACTTACTATGTGTCTATTAAGTTTTTTACTAATCTCATAAGTGGTCAATCCGAGCTTTCTTGCATAATATACATATATCATTCTGCTTTGGGCGTATTCTAGTTTTTTAGATTTAGAAAAAATATCATCCGATATGTTGAACACAAGTTTAATTATCTCTTCTATTTTATCTAGAACAGAAAGATCTATATCGCCTTTTTTTACAAAATGAAAATAATCAAAACCACATTCTTTTATTCTATAAAGTTTCTGTTGAATGTGCTTGTCAGAGCCTTTTAATGTGCCGATAAAAATTACCTCCAATATTTTTTATTTAGTTAAATAATAATTCAAATTATAATTACAAAATTATATATATTTTAAATATATAACAAATTGATTTTAAAAAAAATATTAAATTTATTTAAAGTTATACTTTAAGTTTATTTTTTTATTTACGGAAATCAATATGTCTTTATAAGTAACAAAAAAAACCTGCTTTTTAGCAGGTTAATTATTTTTGACAATATCTGTTTCCTTTACTTATATCACTATTCTCAATTTCGTTTCTATTTTTTTCTTATTTGGTGTTGTTATAACCGTATTAAATAACTCATTTACAACATTATCTTTATACCCTAAATCATAAAAAAAATTATTTTTTTCTTTAGTTATTAATTCAAATGTTTGTCTTAATAACTGTGTATTATCTAATTCAAACTCATAAGGCTCCTTTTTTCTATACTTTGCTAACTTTGTAACCCATACCCTATATGTGTCCGAAGATATTGATCCTATATCTTTTGCTCTATATAACAATGCGGCTATTGACAGCTTCCATTGAGATTTTAAATCACATAACTTATCAAAAGTTAATCTTTTAAAAGAATCTCTTATTTCCTTTTCCGGAGCTAAAAAAGCCGATGCAAATTTATTAGCTTCATCTTCTATATCCCTGTTAATTGAAATTATATTATCAAAATGTGCTATTAAATGAAATAACTCATGCGCTATAGTAAAAACCTTCCTTGAATTGGGTATTTTATTATTAATTAACATTACAGGGGTTCCTTCAATATAGAAACTTACTCCATCAAATTTTCTGTTTTCCGGAGAAATAAACGAATAATCAAAAAAATGAATTATAACTCCATTTTTCTCTAATAAGTTAACTATATTCTTTATAGGACTTCCATTTAATCCCAGTTCTAAACGAATAGTTGTCGCTATCTCTTCAAAATTTAAGTTAAAATCTTCCGCATCTAGTTTAGGTATCTTGTTTTCTGGCAAATCGACTATTTCTAAAACTTCTTTTAAAGCCATTGAAATTAGATTTAATCGGGCTTCAAATAAATTTAACGTCGATTTTGGTGTAGACACCAATTTTCTATAAAATAATTTCTGATTTGGTGCATCAATATTCTTTTTAAAAAAAAATTCGTTAAAATAATCCGAACATTTTCCTACAATATCCGCTTCTAATACTTTTTGTCCTTTTTCTATTTTACTAATTACAGCTTGGGATATACCTAATTTTTCGGCAAAAGATGTTTGGCTTAACCCCATATAGTCTCTCACTATTTTTAGAGTTTCACTATTATAACTATTGCTTTCCATGATTTCTTTTAATTTTAAAGTTGTTGATTTTAATTCAGATATTCCGTTACTTTTTCAATAAACTCTTCAAATGAATAACATACTTCTGTTTTATAGCCCTTGTCTTGTGCTGTTTTAATGAATTGCTTTTGATAGGATGATAATGTATTACTTCCGGTTTTCATCTCAACAAATAACCCATTATATCCGTTTTTTCCGCTCATTACAAAAAGGTCTGAAACTCCTTGTAATACCCCCTCCCCCTTCATGATTGCAGCTTCAATTTTACTTCTTTTCCCCCCATTGGGTATGGCAAATATTACTTCTTGGGGATATTGATATTTAAACCATTTTATACATGCTCTTTGTAATTTGCTCTCTAGGTTATTTCGTTTGCGTGCTATTTTTTTTTCTTTATCAATAGGTGGGGTACTATTATATGTTTTTAAGGTTTTACTCATCTTTTATTATTTTAAATTAATATGTTTTTATTGTATTTGTTTTCATATTTTTTTAAATCTCTGAATTATAAAATACTTTGTAATAAAACATTTTCTTTTCTTGATCATATCCTTGTTCTAGATAATCCTCAGAAGCCTCAGGTCTATTAATATCTAATTTAATCTGAATATGTGTATCTAACTTTATGTCTGTTTTAATTTTTCGTTTTTCTCTTGCCAGAGCGCTTGAGGAAACATCAAATATTTCTGAAAATTGAATACCTGCATTTTCTGAATAATCTTTTTTATATGTTTTAAATTCATTTACTACATTATAATTTTCCAACAACTCCTTTTCTAAAATTTCTTCAGTAATAGTTTCGTTC